CTCATGCTCAAGATCCATACCAATACTAACCCAGACATTATGCTCTACATTATAATATTTGTAGTAGTCATCAATCACATCAGCGGCATAATGTTTATGTAAACAAGTCACCATCTCATGATTGTTAAGGGCAGTTCCCATTTTAAATGTGCCAGTAGTGTCCATGTTGGCAGCTACCAACGGTACACCATGCCACTCTTTTGGAGACCAGTAAAACTTAAACCTCCTAGTTAAGTCTACTTCTTTTCTACTTGCCGCTCTCGATCTTTGTGGTACGAGTAAGACATCATCGAAATCTAACTTTGGTTCTGGATCAATCTTGAGCATTTTTAGCCTCTATTCGGTATAAAAAGGTACTTCGTAATCTTCGTCTTCATCGAAGGGTGCGTCTGCCCCTTCGATCACATCACCATCGGGTGAGGATCTCATTTCATCTCTGGTTCGCAACTCAAGCAGTTGTGCATGTTCGCCAACCATGTTCATGTTAATATAATTACCGTCAAGCAATCCAGCACCGTGACGAGCTTTTAACGTTACAACTTTCCTGTTACCACCGTTTGGACCGTCCTCTGCTAGTTCCTCTGCGGACTTTAATTTAAATATAGAGAAAGACGTACACAACCAAATGATGCGGTCAGAACCGCTCACAGCGTCCGTAGATTCCTTTGTGATACCATCACGGTTCAACTGAACAAATGATAAACATGGGAAGTCATACTTGACTGTTAAGTTATGTAATTCTGTGATTTGAAAACCAAGAGCCTGATACTCTTGGAGATTGTTTGTAATACCGGACGACGACATGAGTTTGAGATAATCGTACACAACAAGACAGTCGTTGGTTCTGCCGTTCTCGTCCTGACCCACCTCACGAAGAATCCATCGCTTGATGATATTCATAATGGTTTCAAACGGGGCACCAGCTACACTGACATAGGTGTAGGGGATATCTCTAATTTCTTCTGCCGCATTTTTAACGGCAATAGCTTTCTCATCATCTTCTGAGAACTTGCCGGTTGCAATATCCTGAATAGGAACACCACTGATATTAGCGAGGACTCTGTTGAGATGATCCTCTTTGCTCATCTCAGTATCGAGCATAAGTACAGGAATTCCATTCCTAGCGTTATGCAGAGCCACATTATCTGCAAAGACAGACTTGCCCACTCCGGGCCTTGCGGATACGAGATCTACACACTTGCGACGTAAGCCACCACCAATGACGGAATCAAATCTGGGAAATCCACTGGACAGTCCTATTTGGTCACATTTGTTTTCGATTAGAAATTCGATGTATTCGTCCAGATCATCGCCAAGCATTTCTGGTTTTTGACCTGACTCATCGTCACGCAAGAAATCCATAAGTGGCATTTCTACGAGATTGATAATATCATCAATGCTCTCATCACCAACTATGGAGTCAATATCTTTATCTATCTTTTTAGCAATACGTTTTGCGTTACGGGCAAACTCAAACTTTTTAACCTGTGCAGCAAAATGCAGGACGTTATCCCTCTTTACGGGATAGTCCATAAGGTCACGAATATAGTCTAGCTCATGTTCAGTCTTGACTACTTCTGTGAGGTTAAGTTGTTCGGCAGCAGAAAGAATCGCTGGAATGTCAGCTACAGCATCATTCTCCAGCACCTTCTCAATGCACTTGTAAATGACTTGGTTGTTACGGTTAGCGAAGCTGCTATGCGTAAGGAAGTCACTGATTTCAACGTAAGATTCAAAGCCATATGCAAAGAGTCCAGCTAGAACTGCCCTCTCTGCACCGACATCAGCAAGCTGATCCATGTTACCTTCCTGTGCATCGGTTGCATCTAATGTTTTCGCCGTAGATATAGGCGGGATTTACAGCAAAGCTGCGACCGCAAACGTGGCACTCAATAGTCTTCTTTCTTACTTTGCTACGGTTGCGTGCTACTTTACCCATACTCTCAAACTTAGCGGGGTCAAATTCGGGATCACGATCCTCACCCTCATCTACCCACTGGTTTTTTCTGGCTCTCACCGGAGTTTTCCTTTTTTCTAACTTATCGTTCTGAACTACTCTAAAATCCTCTGTCACATTTGACCGAGTTTGCGAGGAAACCGTTTCCTCTTGTTCTATTTGTGTTTCTCTAGCTGGAGGTTTAGAAATAGTTTGATTCATGTTAGACATTAAACCTTGTACTAACTGAGCCTTTTGCTCATCCGTTAATGATTCTAACAATGTTTTTACAATATCTTCACTCATTTTCTCTTCCCTTTTTCAATTAAGATATCAGCCTTGCGGCGAACGTTGTATTCTCTACTTTTTAATAGTTCTAGTCTACTCTCTGCTGTCATCAACCACTCGTTAATGTTTCTTGCTATATCATTTTCTCTTTTAATCAAATCGACCTTTGTTTCGTACTTCATGAACTGCACTTCAATTTGTGTCACTTCACTAGCCACGATACTACCAAGGTTCTCTTTACACCACCTTACAACATTCTCGCTCTGTGATCTACACCAAGCTATGTGATCTGCATACTGGTATAATTGATAAGCATAGTTGAAACAGTCGTCCTGAGTCAACTTCTCCATCTTGTCTAATGTTAGAGTTTCTGCAATAGCAAACTCTGTAGTAAAGTTTGTTGGTGCAATATTAGCTCCAGTAATATACTGCTGTATGCCATCCAAAAACTTCTGTAGTCTATCTGCTGCGTTCAATTTTCTCTCTCCAGTATTCTGGGTCTTCGTCCCAACGTAGCTCTACAAGTGTGATGTCGTTAATTCTGCACCACTCTTTCTTATCCAAGTCTCTCTTCTTTGCTTGTGCAAAACCAATCCTAGACTTATGAAAGTATGGCACATACTTAAAGTGTTGTTCGCCATGCACCTCAATACCTATTGTACACGATGGAATCAAAAAGTCAAGGGCTAATTTGGATTTTTTTGTAGAAGAACCGGGAAGCGTAACTTCTTCAAGTACCTGATAGGGATGAAAAAGCTCCACTATAATTTCCCTAGCTTGTAAGTGATAGAAGCTACGCTTACTCCGATTGTTCACTAAATATTTTTTGGTATCGAGATTATACTCTCTACCATTTAAGCCTGTGACTTTCATTAGAACAAGTCTCTTACTTCCTCGATAACGATATCTCTAAGGTCTTGGTTGTCATTTAGAAAGTTTACCAGCTTTTCCATGCCCTGAAACTTAAATGCCTTGGTTACAGCTTCTAGGTCATCTACATCAACCTCATTGTCTTTAAGATAATTTGTAACAAGGATCTGATCTTTATTATCTACCAGACATTGAATAGTAAACCAAGCACCTTTTGCTTGAATAAGGGCGAAGTCTATAGCGATCTGTGCAATCTCTTGCGATTCATCAATACCAATGCCGTAACGAATCCAGCTTGCGGCTGTACTCATAGGTGTGCCACCAGCAGCAGAAGTCTTGATTACCCAGTTAGCAACTTGACCAACGTGATTGCCTGACTCTTTGGGTACTTCCCATTTGCCACGGTGCGTGATGACCATATTGGTTCCAGCTTGGAACTGTAGCATGTTACCGCAGTCTGCCATCTTGCTGGGTGCAAAACGTGATCCACCAGTATTGGCGATATTATGAGTGATGAACACAGCGATAGCTTTCATGCGTGATACGTCACCGCTGATACGTTTGAAGAACATAGACAACAAACGTGGTAGAGCGTTACGCACACCTGTGCGGATCTCTCCATCAATCTCGTCCTGTGGAACCATATTGGATGTAGAGTCACAGATCAAGAACAGGTTCTCTTCTTCTTTAAGAAGTCGCTCCATAATATTAAGATATGTCTCAGCAGAGACGATGGGTGTGTCGTCTGTAGCTTGGACAATTTTGATAGCATCAACATCTAAACCTTTGATGCCACGAAAGTTTTGTTTGGTCAGACGACCTTCGGTATTTAGATAGTATACTTTCTTACCTTTGGCTTGTGCCTTGGCAGCAGCATACAGAGCGGTCGTTGTCTTTCCGGTCTTTGGGTCGCCGGTCATTACAACAACCTGACCCTCACGCAATCCACCACCAAGTGCCATGTCCAGTGCTGGACTAACGCTGATGGTGTCATACGTTTCTAATGACTCCAACACTTTAGTGCCAGACTCAATTACATTACCATACTTCTTACACAATGTTGCGACAGTAGGATCGTCGTACTCAACAGCTTTACT